CTCGATTTCCACATAAGAAATAAGCGGGGTGATCACATCATCATTTAACGTGACAAATTCAATGTCATCGGTGACCGAAACACGCGTGCCTTTTGGAATAACTACAGACGGATGTTCGCCGTTAATGCTAAAACGCAAAATAGTGCGCGCTGGGCGCTCGAGTAATCTATAACAGCCAAACGTTTCACCGCATAAATCCAACGCAAGACCGGTGGCAAATTGCGGGAATGTCTGACGAAACGCTTCATTGATGCCTTGTCTCGCCAGGCTTTCGCGCATGGCATAAACATTAATCAGTAAACGCTCAATGTGCGCCGGCTGTAAGATTTTCCCGGTGCGTTTTTCATACTGAGAAATCGCTTCGCTTAAAATGCCTTCAACATTGTCGTCTACGACTTTCACTTCATTTCTATTCATCCGGTAATCCTCGTGGCGTAAATTTCACGATGCACGTCTTCTGTAAGCGACCAAAAAATTAAAAATTCAAAGTGCGGGGCAGCCCCTTCTACATTGACCGAGTCAACTTTAATTCTTTTCTCCCAACGCTGAAGTGCTAACGTAACCTCACGCACGATGTTTGGAATTGCAACATCTTCCGGTTGGTCGATATATTGAAAGTGATCACTACCAAATTCAGGTCGCAACACATCCGTCCCTTTCATCGTTGAAAGGATGTGGCCAATACATTGATGGATGTCATCAATACCTTGCACAACTTGATTTTCAATGTTAGGTGCAATCTGCCAGTGTGTTGTGATAAGAGTGCTTTGTGTGTTCATAGCCTTGATGATACAAGGCTATGCTGAAGAGTGCTTTTAAAGCGATTTAAAGAAGTGGGCTATTCCGGTAGGCCTGTTTTACCGCCGGAGTCGCCTGGGTGTTTGTGAGTACCAAGCTCAATAGAGCCTTGTTTAACTTTTGGCGCTGATACTTCTGTGCTGGATGTAATTTTTCCTGACACTGTTAGTGTCCCGCTAATTGACGTATCAGCATTGATTTTTCCCCCCCCGCCAGCGGTCACGGTAACGCTACCGCTTGTGTTGATATTAATCTCGCCACTTTTACGATTGTGCGAAATCACCGTCCCGTTTGTGAACTTTTTCACCCACATGTTGTTATCATTCGCCGGCGCGGTGTCTTTCTCGTTGTAAATTGCCCCCAACACACAGCCACCTTCCCCGCGCGCATCAAGTAACAATGCCACCAATTCGCCCTCATCAGGCAGACAATAAAACTGATTGCCGCC